TTTTTAGAATCATAAAATCGCTCCATCCCCAAAATTTACGATTCGCAATAATTAGTGGACGTTTGCAAAATGGTAACATTTTTAATCTACCAGACCACCCAACACCAGTTAAATCAATCAAAATACTCCATTGTCCGTGTTCTCGTAATTTTATAAATCGTGATGGATTACTATGATTGCCCCACTTCATTGTCATTGTTTCGAATATGTTGGGATATCTATTTGAAATATGTTTATATTGTAATCGTTGTGGTATATTTTGTAACGCACCCGCCCAAAATACCTTGTTGTGAATAGGTGGATTTGCTATACTATTATTTGTTATATCTTGGGTAAACTCATCAAAGTCAGTCAACCCAATATGCCACCAGTTACCAAACACATAGTCTGGAAATAAGTCATCTCTAAACTTTTCAGACACAGTCTGGAACACAATAGTATTGTTATCATTTATTTCAATCTTTTTAGGTTTATCGTGAGTTTGTATAACTATTTTAATAGTACCTTCAATGTGACCGTAGTTTTCCTTAACAACTGGAAAAGCGCCATTCAAAATCTTTGTTAATCCTATTGTGCGGCATTCATTACAAACAGTATACTCAGAGAGCATTTTAATACCATCATTAGATATTTCAAATACCAAATGTCCTATATCTAACATGTATACTTAATGTATTAAAATTAGTATATATGTACGAAAATATTAATTTATTAACTACTATAGACTTTAACATTAGTATTTATATACAATATTAAGATTAAAGTTCTTTGTTAAAATCATCAAGTTTATCAATGAAATCATTTATACGATTATCAAAAATATCAGCAATATAGTTAGTTATCTCTATAACCCGTGATCCAATTTCTATAAATTCTTTATTAATACCATCAAGTAAAACACTCTCACGGTTAAGTGATTTTATAGTTGATTCATCTGTAACATTTATATTTATTAGAATAATACGTGATAAATAAGTATTTAAAACATAATCTTTATTTGCTAATTCTGAATCTAGTTGTTTAATTTCTTCATTTAAAGTTGCTGCATCGGCTTCCTTTTCCCGCATATCTTTCGTTGACTGCTCCGAACGAACATCGCTCTTTACAAACAGAGCTGAAGTTGCATTTAGATTTTCTTCAATGTTTGTTTTATAATCTGCTAGGAATTGACGAGATATAAATCCATCATTTTTTCGGACATTTATAGTATTGCGTAATTCTCCAATCTTTCCTTTAACTTCGTCAAAAATAACTTGATTTAAAGAATTAATTTTTTCTTCAAATACATTAACAAGATTAGAAGTATATGTTTCTATTCTTATAGTTAGTATGCTGTCAATAATGTTTAATATTTGTGTGGATGTGTTATTGATTTTTTCACTAGTTGTATCAAGAAGATTTTTTTCTTCAAGAAGTGTATCTTTACTTAATTCATCATTGACATTACTATCTATCTGAGTAATTTCTTCTAAATCATTATTTAATGTATATTTTAGAAGTTGTAAACTCTTAATTTCTGTATCAATATCATTTTTTAAAGTAACATACATATCTTCGTTATCACCCATATCACCAGAAATTTCATCTGGTTTTGGTTCTGGAATACTATCATATAGTTCTTTATAATTATTAAATTCATTATCCATTTTAATACGCAAATTATTTAATTCATTTATATATTTATTCATTCCATTTGTGCGGAAAGAACCAATTTGCCTAGCATTTGTAATTGATTTTGTAATCTCGTCAATAATAGCTTGGTTTTCATCTACAATGTCTACTCTACAAAAACCACCATCGTCTTCAGTAAACCCTGTAGGACATTCACATATATTCTTATCAGTTAACTCCTTACCACCAGGACAAACACAATTTCCTTTATCGTCTTTAACTGATCCAGTAGGACATTCAGTATCTACAATGTTTACACATAAACCACCATCGTCTTCAGTAAACCCTGCAGGACATTCACATATATTCTCATCAGTTAACTCCTTACCACCCGGACAAACACAATTTCCTTTATCGTCTTTAACTGATCCAGCAGGACACCCGTTATTAATACTATCTGCTAGTTGTTTCAAACGTTCTATCTCACTAATAAAATATGGGTTATCAAGTATGAACTTACTCTCTCCGGCGTCTGCAACTGTTGTAATTTCATTTAAGAACTCATTATATTGATCATTAGTAATCTCCTCAGTATTATTTAGTGTGGATATTATTTTTTTATGCGAAATAATACTTTCATTCATAATGTCAAGCGCTTCGCGCAATTCACCGATATGTTCACTGTGTTCTTTATTAAATTCATTAATTTGCGCTCTCATAGATTCTGGGTGATTAGTAATTATAATACTTTTTGACCTCTCGGAGAATGTTTCAAACACTTTTATTCTTTGATTTATAACATCTATTTGTTTGCGAATCATTTCAAGTAAGTCAGTAACATCGTATTGACCATCATTGTTTACTGCAACAGGATCAATTGTCTTAACTCCTAATCTCTCACAACTATTTTTGTATAATTTTTGACAGTTTTTTTCGTGATTGTTAAACTTCTCAATATCACATTGTTTTCTCCAGTTAGATTTGTTTTGTTTCTTTGTTTTTTTACAATATGTTTTGAATTGTTTATTGCACTTATTAAGAGACATTTCACTACATTTAACTATTGGGTTGTTACTTATAGTTCGTGTACTACGTCTACCACGTCTACCACGTGTACCACGTCTACCACGTGTACCACGTCTACTAAGTATACCACGTCTACCACGTCTACTACGTCTTAACAACTTCTTATTTTTAGCACCTTCTATAATTGCGGATTTATTTCTATAAACACCATATAACAAGTGCATTACAATAATAACACATAAACATAATAATATATTTTGTATAACATTTTTGTTTCTAAATGCAGATTTTATTTGTATTAAAAGGTTCATATATATATATATATAAATAATAATTTAATATTAAATATATCAATAATTGTCTAGTTCTCGCGCGGAAGCATCTGTAACTCCTTCTGACCAGGCGGGCATCCAAAAATAAGGTATAACGTTATCATGTCCTCCATAACTTTGTTCAAACAATTCACGATAGTAAAACTGTTCAGTTGTTTGTGGTTGATTGTGAGAATATACCTTTGTTGTATCAATGTTTATTTTCTCTAATTTTTCCTTAATAATATTATGCCATGATCTTGTTTCTTTAGAAACACCATCACTGAATGCCTCTTTGCGACGGTTCAAAACTGCATCAGGTAGATAACCCTTAAATGCTCGCCGCAACAAGTATTTTTCTTGGTGCCCACCAATATTATGGTTGCGAACATCACAAGGCAGGGACATGTAAGTGCTTACAAAATTCTTATCCAAGAAAGGTGTGCGTGCTTCAAGTCCATTGTTAGAAATAGTACGGTCTGACCGTAACACATCATAAAAACAGATATCTTTTAACAAGCGTTTGCATTCTTTATCAAATTCGATAGAATCTGGTGCTTTATGAAAATAAAGATATCCCCCACACACTTCATCTGCGCCATCACCATTAAATACCACTTTACACTCACTATTATCACATATGTATTTGGCGACCAAGTAGTTACCGACGCTTGCGCGAACAGTAGTAGTATCATAACTAGCAATAGTATTGACAACAACTGGAATAGCATCAAAAAACTCGTCTTCGCTAAGTGTAATATTTGTATGTTTTGTACCTAAATATTCGGCAACCATCTTAGCATACATTAAATCTTCAGAACCTTCCATGCCGATACTGAACGACTTAATAACAGTGTCTGGATATTTCTCTCTGACATAATTACAAACACATGCTGCAACAGTGCTGCTGTCCAACCCACCAGAAATAAGCACAGCGATTTCACGTTCTGTGTTCTCTACTCTTTTTTGCACAGCACTGATAAATGATTTGCGAATAATTTCACAATATTCATCAACACTTTTTGTAACAGTATTTATTGGATAACCTTTAACAAATGTTTTAACATGTTCTGACTGTTCCCAATAATAATTTTCGTTGTTTAATTCCAGGTATGAACCGGGGACAAATTGTTTAATTGTGGTAAAATGTTCACTAAGCATATTTACTTCGGACGCAATACCAATCGTACCATTTTTGGTAGAAATTCCATCTGTTCCAATATACAATGGTCTTACACCATAAGTATCTCTAGCAACATAGGCAGTTTTGTTAGCGTAATCATATATCATAAATGCAAATACACCATCTAACATTTCTAGCGTCTGTTCAATGCCATATTTATGATATAAATCTAAAATAATTTCGCAGTCTGAGTTAGTTTCGGATTGTACACCAATCATATCATATAATTTAGAATAATTGTAAATTTCACCATTGCATACTAAAATGCAGTTGTGTTTTTTCATAGGTTGTCCAGATAAGGTATCTAGTCCATTGATTGCCAATCTATGAAATCCGATAATTATTGTTTCATTAACGTACAAATATTCTGAATTTTCCGGTCCTCTGTTTTGACCATTATTAAAACTATTATAATAACACTCTTTATGGTAAGGATTAAATATAGTAAAAATGCCACACATACGTATGATAGTACAATTCAATATTTTTAATATGTTTCTAATATATATATGGATAAATTAGCAAATTTACCAAATGTAAAAAGAGATTCTGAATTAAGCGCTCGTATGTTTATGAGAAATGTACCAAACAAAGAAGTACAAATGTATTTTGATCCTAGGGCTGTTCAAACAAGGTTTCAGTTGTTCCCGTGCGAAGATAGTAGACAACACGTGAACGAACCAATAATAATGACGGATCACTATGACACAACAAAGAATTTTTTACCAGGCACTCGCGCACCATTTGAAGGATATGCGAAGAAAGTAGAAGATGAATCAAAATTAAGAAATATTATGTTTCCCCTTCAACGGGGGCACGCGAGTCAATATATACCATCTACTAAGTCTGATATGTATAATGTAGATGTGGCTGGTAGTTCAAACAAATTATGTAACAGACATACATTATTATTTAACGAATCTGAACTACCAAAGATAAATAGAAATCCACAGAATATTGCTACAGATACATTCTTTAATCATACTCGTCAGCAGGTAAAAAATTTATAATATCATTATAATATTTCATAATTTCTGTTAATATAAGTTCAAGTTTATAAGATGGTTTCCATTTATTTGGACAAGTAATACTTTCACAACATAAACACTTATCTGTAAAATTATATTTTATAGAAATGTTTTTCAATATATTAGAATATTTAATATTATTAATAAAAATATCAGGTTGTTTAAATGGATAATATTTGTTAACTATAATAGATACCATAAATTGTTTACAATGTTCAACGACAATTGGAATATATATATTAATATTATTATTGTTATTTAATATTTTGCAATTATAATCACTATTTAATATACAGATTTCTTTATTTAGTCTGGATAATGTGGGTTTGTCACTAAACGCGCGGTAGTCCATAATAGAATTAATATAATGAGTTTAACTATATTAAATAAATTATAGTAAATAAAAATATGATATTCCGAAACAATATTTTAATATTTACAATATGTTTTTTTTCAAATGCTTATAGTGTTGAATGCACAACAACAGAAACAACAGAAACAACAGAAACAACAGAAACAACAGAAACAACAGAAACAACAACATATAATTCATATTTAAATAAACAAAACAACAAATGTATTTATAATAGTTATTGCTTGCCCATAATAATTATAATAAGCACTATATTATTTTTTATATTCTTAGTTCAGTGTTGGCAATATTACATAAGTGTAATTTTAGTAGATAAACATAGTAAAAAAAATAAACGGGTCGCATATGTTGTGAGTAATGAATATAATAATAAAAAAGAAGATAATATATATTCTGAAATTTAAATATTATATATTATAATGGATTTTAAATTAAATACGCTACAATATTTAACAGAACCTAGTCTTTTAGAAAAACTAAATAATGATAGTAAAAAAACAACTAATAAAGATGAAATTGGATTTTATAAAAAAAGAATATTTGTAACAACAAAATTATTATTAAGAAATGGAAAAATAAATACTAGCGTAAATGATGCATTTATAAACTATGTAAAAGTATTAATACAACATTTTAAAATAGTTGACACGAATGATATATTGCAGGAAGAATTTAAAAATATGTTAAATGAAAATAAAGTATATAAAAATGAAATTAAGAGTGGTAACGAAATAGAAACAGAAGCAAATTCACATATATTCAAAGAACAAAACGACGAAAATGAAGGTACATTAAATAATTTTGTAAAAACTATTTATACCAAACCCGAAGCAAAAATCATAATACCAAAGCAAAGAACAGTCAATTTAAAAAGTCCTGAATTACGTAATAAAGGAATAAATAATAAAAACAAAATATCAAAATAATCACTTTCTGCCACGATGTGAACCGTGTATTTCAAAAAAATTATCTATATAGGAAAATGGTTTTGATTTTATTTCTATATATCTTTCGTTCATATGTTTAATTCGTTTAATGCATTTCGTTTTATCAAGTTTTACATCCACTGGTAATACACTTTTTACCTTTGTATAAATCTTATTTATAATTTTTTGTATTGAATTATCTTTGGTAGCATTTAATTCATTAAAATTAAACACAACAACATTGTTATATTTATGATATTTTTTATTTATGAATAGCTTTTTGTTTGGTCGTTGAGAACATATAAATACTATTTTATATTTATCATTATATTTACAAATGAGTTCGTCTATATTAGTATTATGTGACTTAACAATTATTATATCTTTAAAATGTTTTTTAAAATTTTTATCCCACATGCCTATAACTTTTTTATCGTGTAATTCTGGTATTAGACCATATAACGCATTTATTAAAAATGTGCTGGCTGTATGCTTAGGAGACGTTTGTATAATAAGTAATCGCATATAATTACTAAATAAAATAATAACTTGTAAATGTATGAGTAAAAAGTGGATCAAAGATAAATGTTCTGCAAATGCGTCTGAATTAAGATTTACTTGTTATAGCAAAGAATCATTGGAAAAACTAAAAACGGTATGGAATAAACGACATCCAGAAAATAAAATAGATAGCAATAACAGTAAAGATATATGGAAAACATTAAAAACTAAACTAAACAAAAGTTGTAATAGGGAAAGATGTTGGTTAAGAACTCAATTTTTAAAGAATGATTTAGATAGAACACTATTAGAACATACATTTGCGCCAAACACACCAGAAAGTTGGAATAAAAATCCAACAGAATGGTTAGACAGCGATAACATAATAGACGTGATGAAACAATATGAAAAAACATATCCATATTTTGAATTTATAGGACCAACACCAATAGACTATGACACAATATTAGACGATAATGAGTGTGTTTGGAATGATATGTGTAAATTTAATTTAAATCAATGTATAGACAGGGGTATAAAAAAAATAGGAATCATTTTTAATTTAGATAAACACGACAAAGGTGGTTCACACTGGGTCTGTTTATTTATAGATATGCCCAAAGAAGAAATATACTTTTTTGATAGCTACGGATTTAGAATTCACCCAGGTGTCAATAAATTTGCAAAAATGGTAATTAAACAGAGTGTAAACTCGCCTTACACAAATAAATTTACAAGATATTCAAACGATATAGAACACCAAATAGTTACAGACTCTGAGTGTGGTACATATTGTTTATATATTATAATTGAGTTAATAAAGGGTGCCGATTTTGCAAAACTCATTTCAAAACGAATACCTGACAGTAGAATGTTAAAAATGAGAAAAACTTATTTTAATGGATAGCAAAATTATATTTAATAATATTATGATACAAAACAAAAAACAAAACAAACCCCAACCATTGGGTTTATCATTTTAAGACATGTAAATAATGAAAAAACAAATAGATATTGGATTGAAAGTTACGATTCTATTCGCAGATACTATCCAACCCAACTAATTATGATAATAGATGATAATAGTAATTATAATTTTATATCAAGTAAGGAATTATATAAAACCAAAATCATTAAAAGTGAATATAACGGTCGTGGGGAGATATTACCATACTATTATTATTTACACAATAAACTATTTGACATTGCAGTTATTATTCACGATAGTGTTTTTATAAATTCATATATTGATTTTAATGTTAAAAAATATAAATTTATATGGGAATTTAAACATAATTGGGATGAAACTAGAAGTGAATTAAAATTAATAAAAAAATTTAATAATAAAGAATTAGTTAGTTTTTATAACAACAAAAATCAATGGCGTGGTTGTTTTGGGGGTATGTCCATTATTAAACACAATTATTTAAAACGCATCAATAATATGTTTAATATAAGTATGTTAATAGACAGTATATTAACAAGATATGATAGAAAGTGTTTTGAAAGAGTAATTTCTTGTTTATTACGATATTTTGATAAACATAATAATCCGAATAAATATATTAAAAACAAAAAATCATTATTTGGAATTATTCACAAATATGGTGATGGTTTTAAGAGTGTTAATTTTTCGAATAAAGATAAATATAGTTATTTACCTGCTATAAAAATTTGGACAGGCCGATAATATTATTAAATAATATTAAATATTATTAGAAAGTATTTTTAATAATATTCTATGGAAATAGGATTTTTAACAAAGACAAACAAATTTGAACTCATTGAAACATTAATAAAACCAACAATACAGCAAAGATATCAACTCACAATTGAAAATATTCCAAATTTTACAAGAATATATGATAATAAAGCAAGACAAATAGATAAATTAAATCCAACTAATACACTAATTGAAAAAAATATGTCGTTACTCAAAGAATTAATAGGCATGTTTAAAACAATGTATGAGAATAATTTAGAAGAGCATAGAATTAAGGAGCAACAAATAGAACGTTCTGTGTTAGATAAGGTAATACATAATGATGAAATAATAACCGACAATTTAGTAAAAAACGAAATACTGTCAGATACTAATAATATGCGTCATCTATATCCAAGTAATAGTCAAAAGGAATACGCGAACGACGGTGTAAATGAGGGAATTATAGATAAAGAACTAGGTGTAAACGATACAAATATTATGTTGAATGATTTATTAAAACAACGAGATTTAGATATAAATTTAAACTTTAACAACGATAATGTATTAGAAGACAATCAATCAAATAAAATTACACAACCGTTAAATGATAATATAATTGAATTAGATGATGATATGACATTTAAAATTAAATTTAACAAAACCAAAAAACCCAAAACAATATTATTAAAAAAAATATTGTTGTTGGTGGATGAGCTGGATGAAGCTGTTTTGGATATACCTTATTTTATAGTGACAGTTGGTTCAAATTCAAGATATTTTTTTAATAACGGATTGAATGGTAATAGTTGTGTATTTGATGCATATTTAGATTTTCCAATAGATATTCAAAGAGAAGATAGTTTAATGTTAGAATTAACCACTACTACGGGTGATGTTTACAAACAAAAAAATATATCAGTATACTTAAATTACTAACTATATACGTCTAAGACCCTTTTTACCATCCGGTTTATCAATAAGATCACCTATTTTTGTTGGTTCACCATCACCCTTAAGCGCTGCTTTATAACTAAGTAAATCATAAACTTCGCTCGTATCTACTCTAAATGCATACTTAGTTCCTTCAATGTTTACAAGACGTGCTTTCCATGTGACCTTTCTTTTATTAACTTTACGCACAATATCATCTTCTTCGTCCGCAATGGATGGTTTAAATGATAATTTTCTTGTGTCAGAAGTGGTAAAAGAAAAGCAATTAAGATTTTCTGGATTTGACCGTCCCTTACTATGCACAGAACAGTCTATAGATGTTTCTTTTACATTATGAAGCAATTGTTTATTAATGTCATTTTTAATATTTGAAATTTCATTAAGCGCTTCATCACTTGTGAGAGGTGTGGATTTGTCTATCTTACTCTTATCATTCAGTCGTAATTCAATGGAACTGTCTTCTGATAACTGTTTTTCTGAAAACGTCATTAAATATAAAAATACATCAACTGTTCGTTGCGCTTCGGGAAGTTGATCATGACTACATATACGTTTGGCGCGTCCTACAACTTGTTCTAAACGAACAGGGTGCCAGTAAGGTTCTATCAAGTGAACAAACCGTACATTTTTAAGATCAATACCTTCTGCGCCTGCCGCAGTAATCATAAATATTTTAATAATGTCGCCATATTTATTATCGGTAGCATTTTCCTGTATTTCATCACGAATATTTGTGGGAATATTATCCCATTTACCATTAAAAATATTACGAACAATTTCTTTTTCTTCAACCGATTCTGTTCCTGTGTAAAGTACAAACCGTGGTTTACCTTCATCTTCAGGGTTATTGACAATGGACCAAACGCCACCATTATTACGCAATTTAAATTCCGCGAATCCATTATGTAATAGAACCAACCGAATAACACCTATGCCCTCAATCGTTCTAAATTGAGAATATATCAAATGATTACCAACGTTCTCCCTATTAGTGAGATTTCCCAACAGTGCGACAAATTTAGGCGACAGGATATTTAATCCTTCAACAGATAAATATGTATCCTTATCTCTCCACAACATTTCCATTGCAGCAATGATGCGCTGATCATATGTTTTGTCAACTGTTTCGGATTGTTCTTTTTCAAGTTCCGCTGCTTCTTCCAGCGTGAAACGCCCATCGGTATTATCTAACCGTTGTTCCACAGACGCATTATCCAGCAAGTCTTCATCCACATTTGTGTTCGCATTAGTGATAGATTCTTCTTCTTTTGGAAACGGGCGTCCTATTTCTCTAGGGAAAACAAAGTTGCAAAACGCACGAGAAAAAATACGATAAGTTGAAATAGAATTTGAATATAAATCTTCGCCAGCAACCTGTTTTCGTTTTTTCTTTCGTGAATTTTTTTCTAATTTTCTTTCACTTTTTCGTGCTTCTTCATATATCCCCAACTGATAATCACTCATTTCGGTCCTTACAATATGAAAGTTCTTTTCTTTATCATAACGAGGCATTAACGATTCTTGTGCACTTCGGAAATAAGATGTGAGACCAACAATTCTACGTTTAAATTTATCAGTGTTAAACATATCACCATTTTCTTTTACAAACTGTGCTCTAAAATCATCTAACTTGTCTGGAAGCGCTGGGTACAATTTTATATCAACCCCACCGGTATTTACTTCTATGCCATTTGTTTTTAGAATTTCAACAATAATCTGAAGAAATTTTTCATTACTTACGTTACCAGTTTCATCCAATGTAATACCTTTGTAAATGGATTCATCAAAATTATTTATAAAACCATACGGGTTTCTAGTAATAACTAAAAGTTTTTTAGATACAACATACTTAATAGTGTCTATAATACCCATTCTGTCTAGTAACATTTTTTGTATTACCTTTTCATCAATTCGTTTTGATGTGCTAACAACAATAGGAATATGAAATGTATGTATATATCCACGTAATATATTAAACATTACTGCTATTTCATTTGGATAATTAATAATAGGTGTTCCCGTTAAAAATATGATTTTACTGTTTTCCGCACTTTTAAATAATTCATAGAGTTTGTATGATAATGATGATTTTTTTCCAAGTTTGTTTACAATTCTACTAATAAAATTATGCGCTTCATCAATAATAATAACTTTATTTGAGAATGGGTTATTTTCAAACTCTTTTTCGCCGTATTCTTTTTTTAATGTTTTTAAATGCTCTTTTCGCATACCATTATAATTAATAAATTTATATTTTGAATGTATCATTGCATCTAATTGTTCGTCTAATGATTTTTTTGATACAGAATCTAATATGTCAAAATTAGGTTTACGTTTAATGTTTACCATCCACGCTCCACGATTTTTATTTATATACTCAACTGTCACATTAAGAACTCTTGCTAGTACATTTGCTTCTTGTGAATTGGGTTCAACTGAAATAAATTCCCAGAATTGCTTTTTTTTGTAAATGTGATCACCACAGAATTTAAGTTCTTTAATATAATTCATTTGGAGTGATGCGGGTGTCATTACAATAACCTGTTTTGTTGTTTTTATACCTTCAGCGATTGCGATAGATGAGCAAGTTTTTCCTGATCCAAGACCGTGATATAATAGTAATCCCCTATATGGCGAATAGATGTTAATATAATCACGAATAATTTTTTGGTGTATCAAAAGAGAGAAATCACCACTTTCACGATCGCAACTAAGTTCGCTTGCGTCTTCGTCTAATAATTCTTGACGATAATCATCGAACATAGACGATATGGAGTCAATAAAGACCTGACGGTTGTTAAGATAGTAACTTGAATATTTAACAACTTCGGATGGTAAAGAACCTAACCTATCTTCAACAATAGTATCACCCAACATCATGCCCCGAATTGTATCTTTGTCTAATGCTATTTGTGGTATGTTAAGTTGCTTCTTCTTTCTTGGTTTACGTTTTTTCTTTGGCATTACCGGACCTGCTGGACCACCATCGTCCATAGTAGACTTTAATGGTGCTACATCGGGTATATCTGATGGTATTTCTGTTGGCAATGACGGTGGTTGCAATTCTTTTTTCCGAATACGCTCCAATAATGCAATTCTGTCTACTATTTCATCTTTGCGTTTATCCATAATTTTTACATTAATAACCACATCTGATTTTGGAGCAGCAACTTTAAATTCTGTTCGTTTTTTGGGAACGGGTTTTATACGATATTTATCTAAATATTCCATATATATGTTATTCTATATTATTTATTGCCATAAAACATGCTAATTGTTCTGCCTTTTTTTTGATTTTATGTTTTCCTTCACCTAATTTAATAATACATCGTTTATTGTTGGATATATGTTGGTGTATATCTTCGTATAACGTTAATTTATTAATAGACTTATCAAGATCAAAATTTTGAATGATGTCACCAATACACAAATATACACCCACGTCAAATCCTTCTTCGTCTGTATATTCACGTGACATGTAAGAAGGTGTAACTTTAAATTCCTTTTGTATTCGGATCTGTAAAATATTTTTATAATTTTCGTCCTGTGTAATCAATTCTGTCCAATTTACGTGAGTTTCAAATACTTTCTCAACAAACAGTTGACAAAACTGAAATCCTGGTCCTATTGTGAATAAATTGTTAAACAACCCCTTTTTATCATCTATATTAACTTTGTTAAAGTCTAAAAAAATAGCACCTAAAAATGACTCAAAAAGACAACCTAACTTTTTTAGGTTTGTCCTTGTTTTTTTCTCTTCTGCGTGACGTGACATGATGTACCATTTGTTGAGACCAATATCGTATGCGAATTTACCGATCATTTCATTTTTGACAAGCGCGATCTTCTTTTCAGTCATAAAGCCTTCGTTTTCTTTGGGGAACCGACGATAGAGATAGAACTTGGTGATGTTTTCAAGGACACCGTCCCCCAGAAATTCTAAACGTTCGTTGGATTTCGTCCGCAATGGCAGACAATCATATGGTTTGGGTGCGATTGTAATGTTTTTTTCGTGGTTTTCAATTGCTGGGCGTTTCACATACGATTTATGAACAAATGCACGCTTATACAAATTTACATTTGTTATTGATTCTTTGATACCATATCGGGTGAGTATGCTCTCAATTATATGTTTGGTAATTTCTTTATTGTTGGAATTGAATGGATTAAATACCAATTTCTCACCGTTGTTGGTTTTGTGTATATCGCCTTCTTGAATGATAGACTTTAGTTCACTGTCATTGTTCATTATATTGTTTGTTTATTTGTGTTTAATATAGTTAAACTATAGATGTACATTACATTTTACTAAATCATAAATAAATATCAAACACAACCACAATTTATTGCTTGCACACCGGCTTGCACATCGTACAATTCCACCGAATTCAAATATCCACTCTCACCCTCCCCCCCCGCC